ATTTAAGAGAGTGAATGTTGTTCCCTCAATAACGGCAAACTGATTGTATCTTTCCTTGAATGCAGAAATGTCAGCCAAGATGACATTGACAACTTGGTCAGTCAGCAGATGCGTCATATTAAACAAGAAATATGGATTGGCAATCGTGACTTTTTCGGTCAGCGTTAAATACCAATTCTTTGATTCTGCTTTTTCAATTACCAACATCTCTACAAAATAGCGATGCGAAATTTATGTAACAAAAAAGGGAGAGCAATTTGCCCTCCCTCTTTCTCCTATGAAAAAAACCAAGTTAGATACCTAAAGTGGTAACAACTCCAGCTTGTAATTTGTACGGTGCTTCCGCTTCAATCGCTGACAAGGTAACCTCATATCCATTTGAATCACCCATCGCAGTACCAGTGTTTGCAACCATAGCGGTCACATCACATCCGTACTCCTTACCGACCAAGAAATACTCATCGTTGTTGTTTTTCACGATGCAGAAACATCTGCCTTGTGCCAACAATTTCATTTCATTTCTTTTGGTGGTTGACAATCTGCGAAGTTTGAAAGCAACATCCGATTGATTGAAGGATGTGCCATTCTCAACACTCACATTTGTGGTGATTACCATTGATCCAGTTGCTTTTGGAAGTTCGTAAGTATACACGCTACCACTTGCAACGCTTGTTGCGGTAACTTCTCCACTTGCAACGGTGAATCCTGAAGTTGCCCAGTTAATCAAGTGGATGCTTTTGATGCCACCTACTGCATCTTTGCAGTCAAGGGCGAATCCTGAAGTAAGTAAACAAGGCATATCTTAATGGATTAAAGGGTGAAGTAAACGATTTCTCCGGGGAAAGCAACCTGAACACCAGCTTTGAAAGTGAAACGAACACGCACCTCATCGTTGTCAATGCTGTACCACATCTTCACTTCTTCTTGCTCGTCAATCAAGTCAGTTCCCATAAAGAAGTTTGACAAAGAACCAGCAACAATCTTGCTTGTTCCGTTCAAACCACCTACGGCAATCAACTTCATATTTGTACCGGGGTAAACCATTTCCATAGTTTGTGCAGCATCTGCAACATAATGGAACAAGTTTGCATTCTTCAAGTTAACCAACATCAACTTGTAGGCATCAATTCCCAAGAAGCAAACCAAGTCATCCTTCTCTGCAACGGCAGCGGGGATGTTAGCGTACACTTGATCCAAGATGTCATCAATGTTTGCAGCGGTGATAGAAGCAAATGCAGTTGGTGCAGAGTTAGCCAATACTGGAGACGCAGCAGCGATGATTTTGTTGAATCCATCAAAGCGACTCAAGTTAGGGTTACCACTTGCGGTGTCACCTTGCCACAATGCAGTTTCCAAAGTTTGAGCGATAACGGCAGCTTTTTCAGCACCTACTTGCTCTTCAAATGGAATCATTGTTGGTGAACCAGGCATAATTTGAGTTTGCATCCATTTGGCTTCCAAAGTTTTTGGACACAAAGTTTCTTCAACTTTCACAGCACCAACGGTGATGTTTCTTTGAGTGAAGGCAGTTGTACCTGATGGGTTGTAACCACAACCATCGGCTTGGAAGAAAACGGTTGAAGCAAGGATGTTCAAAGCAGATGCTGATTTAACACCGACCTGAACTTGGTTAGCAGATTGCAAAGTTGAAGAAGTTTTGCTTCCGAACAATGCTTTTACCAATAAGTCAGTTGACTGCTCATTGGTGTAGTTAGCGAGTGATCCTACTGAAAATGACATAGTTTTATTTGTTTATAGAGTTTTTGAATTTTTTAAGTGCTTCAAAGCGGTCGTTCTTTTTGGTAGATACGGGAGCTTTCAAGGGTTCTTCGCTTGGCAAGTCAGCAACCTTTTCAATCAGGTCAATCGCTTTGCTCATAGCTTCTTTGTGTTTGATGTTTGATGCAGTCAATGACTCAACCTTTGCAGACAATTCAGCGATTGCAGATTCCAACTTGGAAACGGTGTCGTTGAATGCACTAACGGTTGCGAACTCTTCGGCTTCAATTTCAATCTCAACTTCGGGTTCTACGATTTCAGTAACAAAACCACCTTCAGTTGTAACCAACAAACCACCTTCAACTTCGTGAGTTGCGTCAGGTGCGGGGATGTTACCTTCAGCAGTTTGAACGAAGATGGCAGTTCCAACCGCCAATTCGCCTTCGTACTCAATTACCGTTCCATCAGTCAAGGTAGCAGTTGCCATCTCCACTTTTGTTTCTTCGTCCGAAAATCCCAACATCGTGCGGATTTCTTTCAATGTTTCTTTTGCGTTCATTTGTATAAAATTAGAGTTTATGTTTCGCTGTTGCAATTTTACTTGCCGTCCCACTTGGAAAGGACTTCTTTCAATGCCTCAAGTATTTGTTCATCTTTCTCTTCAGGGAAATCAAAAACTCCCTCAACGGAGAACCCTTTGAACTCACCCTCTTTGACTCTTGCCCACACATCTTCATTGTCTACCAAGTAGGAAACAAACCACGATCCGTCAGCAACCTCCTCAAATCCCTTCGGTGGCATCACGCCTCTCTCCCGGTCAATGATGTAGGACTCAAACAAGCTCACACCATCCATTATCGGAGTGCGGTGATGGGCGTTGACTGCATCGTACTTGTTGCCCCTTGCCCATTTCTTTGCAATCTTGAAGATGCTCTCCTTGTCAAATACCACATAGTATTCACCACGCACATCGTCTCTGCGATAGATGGGTAGGTCGGCAATCATCGCTGCTCCAGTTACGATTCTTTTCTCCTCGTCTTGGATGGCAAACTTGATAGGTGTTTCGCTGAATGCAAGAAAGTCCTTTTGTATGGCTGGAGATTCTACGAGAGAGACAAACTCAATGCCTGTCTCTTCGTCCCATTCGTTGATGTCTAATTTGTAAACTGGTAGTTTCATCGTATTCAAATAGCGTTATTTCACAACGGACACTCTTTTGGTGTTTCCGACTCTTGCTTGTGTGCGAGTTATGTCCCCTTCGGTCACAAATACTCTCTGCGAAAATCCGATTCCGGTTTCAGTTGGAAGGGATGATGAAGTGATACTTGTTGGGTTGATTGATATGGGAGTGCCTCCAGTCAAACCACCTTGTGATGCACTACTTCCTGACAACAATTGTTTTGCTCTTGCGACATTCGCCAAAATCCTTGCCACCCCTTGTGCATAGTATGCAGCGGTGAAGATGGGAGTTGCTGGTCCAAGAATACCCGCAACCTTTGCAGATGCTTGAGCAGATTCCGCATTCAATCCTGAAAACGCCACCGCACTATCAATTGCAATCTCAACCAATGCGATACCCTTTTGAATGTTCTCTCTCTTCTTCTCCTCGTTTGTTAGGATGGTATTCAACGAAGTCAAGCCATCAACGGTGCTTTTTGCCATTGACAACTTTGCATCCATTATTTGTTGATCCGCTTTTCTATTCAGTTCAATTCTTTTTTGGTTGAACTCTGCCTCGTTTGCAAGTGCCTTCTCTGCATACAATTTGTCAATCTTTTGAATCTCCTCTTCGTTGCCTTTTGCGATTGCAATTTGCTCGGCATACCATCGTGATAATTGAGTGATTTGAGCAACTTGTTCTGCACCTAATCTCTTAAATTCATCTTCAGTATTGGTGATTCTCTTCTTGAGTTTTTCGTCCTCAATTTGATTGTCTATGTCTTGCAATCTCTTTTGATGCTCTTTGCGTTTCTCTTCGGCTTCCTTGTTTTTGTCTGCCACATATTTGTCACGCTCTGCATCGGTCACCTTCAATTTGTTATTCAGCTCACGATACAATCTTGCTTCTTCCTCCAATTCATCCTCCGTCAATTTTACACCTGTCTCTTTTCTCTTTGCAATCAATGCCAACTGGTTATTGATGATTTTCTTTCGCAGTTCAAAGATTTCAAGTTCCTTGTTGCCTTGAACGGAGAGCAAGTCAATTTGACCTTGAATGTCCTCGTTGGTTGTGGTGATGGATTTGGAGAATGCCTTGTATGACCTTTCCGCTGCTGAAGTCACACCAATGAAATCCGTAAATTGTTGCACCAAATTACCGATAATCTTTCCAACTTGTGCAAGTCCGGGAATCAATTTCAACACGGCTTGACTCACCTTTTCAAAGTTTGCCACCACATAACCCAATGCAATTGCCAAAGCACCAATTCCTGATGCAATGATTGCACCTCTCAATGTGCTGAATGCAGTCACAACACGACTTTTGATTGTGTTTGCCAATGCACCAAATTGTTGTTGAACTTTTCCAAGTCCCTCAAGACCTTCAGCCAATGCCATCGCACCTTGCAACTTGACC